AACCAGTCTTCTTTTTGTTCATGCTTCCAGGCTTCTTATATCCTGAGCCCTTTGGCATTCCGGCAATTCGTGCTTCCAATGCCGCTTTAATCTTTAGTTGATTCTTTCTTGCGCCCATTGTTCCTCCCCTCTTCTTTTCTCAGTTTAGCGAGGGTAACCCCCACCGTCAAGCGGGGGCTACCTTCTTTTGCTAGTGCTTCGTCTTTTGCTTTGCTTTTGCTAAGGCTTTCACCTTTGGCTTCGCTTTTGCTATTGCTTTGTGTACCTGAGTAGGTGCTTTGTATGGGTACGCCTTCAACCATGTTTGAACCACGGTTGTATGTACGCCCTTCCATGCGCCCCAATCTTTGCCAGCGTTGCTCATTAGATAAGCCACACGAGCGTTCGTCACAGGATTTAGCAATTCAGCGTTAGACGCCAAACCGTAGTAAGTCCTTCTTGTAGGGCCCATGCTTCCAATCATGTTGATTTGGAATAGACCGAAGGAGTTATCTCCCGTCTTGCGATTACCGTTGTAATCAAGAGGGTTTCCATGTGATTCTTTCTTTGCAACCGCCCAAGCGTACTTCAAGGCTTGACCCTGAAATCCAACTGCCTTCAGCAGACCCACGAGTTGTGTGTCTGACAGGGTTGTAGCGTTTTGATATGGCGCTTCAAGAGCCTGTAATGCTTCGGCTTTACTTGGCGCTATTGCCGGTGTTGCCACCCCAATAGCGACTGCTAGGACTATTGCTGACATTGAGATAGTTCCCAATATCACTCTTGCTTTTGATATTGCTTGCTTTGTATTCATTGGTTTTATCACTCCAAATAGTCATTAACGAGTTCACTCGCCTTTGACTGCTGGTGACGGATACGGTGCAAATACCTCTCCGTCGTTACGATTGACTGATGACCTAACCGCTCTTTGACCTCATGCACATCCACACCGTTCTTTAACAACTGAGTGGCGTTTGCGTGCCGAAGGTCGTGAGTGGTGGGATACCAGCCAATACCTGACTTGTTGATGGCTTCGTTCCAAATGGCTCGCCACTTGTCACGAGGTAGGTGACTTTTGCTAAGGCTTTCGCTTTTGCTAAGGCTTTCTACCTTGCCCTTCTTCTTGTCCTTTCTTGTGTGATTGCGGTATTCCCTAACCGCTTCTTGACAGGCTTTACATCTGCAACCACCTACATTGTACGAATAGGTAGTTCCATGTCGGAATGTTCTGCTTCCGACCATGTAAGGCTTCTCTACGCTTTTGGTAGAGCTTTCTATTTTACTTGGCTTCTCTATGTGTTGCTTTGAGAAAACCAAATCTTCTTTTGCTATGGCTTTTGCTGATACAAACGCTTTTATCTCTGCTAATAGGGCTTCTGATACGACTATGGTGCGCTTATTGCCGTTCTTTGTGGCATTGACAACGAGGAATCTTTTTCCCTCGGAATGATATTTAGAGCCTACATCACTTACTGTTCTACGAATATAAACTTCTTTAGATTGAAAGTTAAAGTCTTTTACTCGTAACTCTGTTGCTTCTCCGTACCGGCAGCCAGAGGCAATAAGGAACTTAGCCAAAAGACGACTACCTTCGGTGGGTAAGTTCTTTAGTATCTTCTGAAAGTCCTTCGGGTCTAGCGTGTAGGTCGGGTCAGGCTTGGGTACGGCTATGCGTATGCGGTGGGTGGGATTGGTGGCTATCGCTTCATCATCAACGGCGAGCCTAAAGAGAGAACCTAAAGAAGTCTTTAGGTGGGAGACGGTGCTTGCACTCAGCCCGTCACTTGCCAAATTATCTAGCAGGGTCTTAATGTCTTTCTTGGTGATTGCAGATATGCGCTTACCGCCGAGAACAGGCAGGGCATACTTCTTTAGAAGGGTGATATATGTCTTTCGGGTAATGACCCGAATCTCTTTGTTGTTCGTGAGTTGTTCAAGGTAATCGGTAAAGGTTAGTTGATTATTGGGCAATAGATGTTCTGCACCTTCTTCGGCAAGCAGACCAGCGTTCAACGCTTTAGCCCTAGATGTATAAGTACCGACAGACTTTATCTTGCCGTCTTTGCGGTAATAGGCGGTGTAACGCCCCTTGCGTTCTACGGTGTAAGCCATGCTGTCAGCCTACCACCGAGTAACAAATAGAACAAAAAAAGGGGGATAGATTGCACTTGGCAACCTATCCCCCTTTATCATTTAATCTGCTTTGTCAAACTTCTTTTGCAGACTTGCTTCGTTCATCTCCCAACGCCATGTGCGTTGTTCAATGTGTGTCTTGCGAGTATGGCAATTAGAACACCTAATCTCACACTTGCTTACTTCTTTTGCAAGGTCATCAACTGTTAGTCCTTTAATCATGTGCGACTTGCCTAGATTAAAAGACTTATCTTCGGTGTGGTCAAACTCTAAAACCATGATGTCTGACTCACCGCAATCCTTGCATTTACTAGAAGAAAGAAACTCAAACAGAAACTTCTTTATTGGTAAGCCTCTGTTGTAGTGCCACCTTTTTTTGTATTCATCATCACAACTAATACAGTTCGCCAATGGCTTTTGATTAGTTGTGAGACGGTACTCGGTCAATGGCTTCTCTTGCTGACAAGCCTTACATACTTTGGTCATGTGGCTTCTTTCTTTGTGGCTGACTTGTTAAGTGCCACTTGCTACATATATTGCACCGATAAGTAGCACAAGGCTTCTTACGGTTGTTGTTGAGCCAATGATTTTTCCAAATCAAGGTCATGGCTCTTTCGGCTTTGTGGCGTGTGGGATAAGCCGTCTTATTTTCACACCTCATGCCGTCTTACCTTCTGCACGCAGTTGAAGCAGAACCAAATAACTACTTCGTTATTGGCAGTTATCTCATGCCCATTGGCTCGTATGCCTTCTTGCCCGCAATCATCACACACCCAAATCTCATCTCGGTCTGTGATTATTCGTGAAGATACAAAACCCATTTACTCACCTTCTTTCATATCTTCTTTAGGAAGTTGAATTACCTCATGCCACACAAATCCTTCTTGGTGGCGTGTAATCTGGTCAAGAATCCTAAACCATGTGTAATCAACTTCTGCCGTAATAAGTGCCTTGAATCCCTCGGTCATGTTATTGCTCTCCTTGTTCTTGTATTTCCCATGCTTCAATGCGGTCAAACTCCAATGGCATTGGTAGTTCAACAGGGTCAATGAGTTCTGCAAACTCGTTGATACCTACTTGCTCTGCTTGTTCTTCATCAACCGCTTCTACCTCTAAATCAAGATAGATAGTTGTCTTTAGTTGCACTAGATACTTTGCCATTTAACTTGCCTCTCCTAACACTTTGACTTGGTAATCCTTATCGTTTAAGTCTTGATAGTCAATGCTTTGTTGCACCTTATCCATGACTATCTGATACAGACTCTTTGACTTTGTAACTTCTTTATCATCTACAACAACCCCTAGTTGTGTTGTTAGTTCAATGAGGTAGTGTTTTTCTGCCATGTTCTTTACCCTTCCCATAGTTGTAGTTCGGCATTAAGTCGTTCGTTATATGCTTCTACGCACATCTCGCACCAATTTAATGTCGGATATTTTCTTTTGTCTATTGCTACCCATACACCGCCGTCGTTGATAAACCAACTCCAACGGTTACCCTCAACCTTCTCTATCCTAAAGAGAGTGTCTGTTGTTTCGTACACACCCTTGCTAACTTTGCGCTTCTTCAAGGGTTGCTTCGGCGTTAGTTCCGCCATTGTTATCTCCTTCCCATAGTTCTTTATCCAAATCGTTATTTCGTGCTTCACACTCCTCACATAGTTCGGGTGTATCTTCTTTAGCGCACTCAATGGCTTCCCAACAATCCTTGCATTGGTGGTGGTCACCGATAAGTTCTAACAACTTATCGCAACTAGCGTCATTGAGAGAACCGCCTTCGTATGAGACTTCTTTACCGTCTTTGTAGTGGTGTTCTCCCCAATAGTCAGCGCCACCTTCCCAATAGGTATAAACAAAAAGAAGTTTCTTATGTTCTTGTGCCAACTGAGAAATGACTTCAATGACAGGACTCCATGCGCTCTCAAACGAATAGAACACAACGCCCTTCTCCCATTGTGAATCATCTCGGCTAGGGTCGCTTAAATCCCACTTGCTACCCCAATTTTCTATGTTCCACTCATACCAATTTGAGTCCTCACTAGAAGGTCTAGGAATAACCCTGTGGCATGAGAACACGCTTTGCGTATGTTCGTCTGTGGCTTCACTCTTAGTTATCTCAATAGCCTTCATCAACTTGCTAAGGTCTTTAGGCTTCCCTTCAATAACTAATTCGTTGTTACACCAATTAGGCATTGTTATCTTTCTTTCTGTGAGTTAGTTGCCGATATGAATATGACTTGCCATTAGTAGTCTTGTATCCGTAACGAACCAAACGAAACGATAGTGCGCCAACGGTTACGCCGATTTCTTTTGCGATACGGTAAGTAGAGATACCACTCTCTATCGCTTCATAAAGAAGTTTTGTAAATTGCTCTGCTTCTTCACGATACATTTTTCCTTTCCCTCGGACTAACACCGCTTTGCTATGCAACTCTTTAAGTTGTGCGATTAGTTCGGGGGTAGGTTCAACCTTCTTTATCCGTTCACGATAGACCTCAACCTTTGGTAGTTCGGGGATAGGTAGGTTCTTGATTGCGAGTTGCACTTCCGTTTCATCATTAGAAGTTGCCTTCTCATAAAGACGAATAGCCTCTCTCGTTAGTCCTAACTCATTAGCGATAGATTGCAGAGTCCAACCAGCATGAGACAACTTAGTTGCATAGGCTCGGCGCTCTCGTAGTGGCAGACTTCTTAACGAATCACCAACTTCTTTAGGCAGAGTGTGATTAGTCATTTTGTTCTTTGTCTTGATTAGGACTTGTACCTTCTCTTTGTTATCCAATTTTTACTCCTATGTTAATTAGGTCAGTTAGTTGTTGTTGTAACTTGATAGCGTGTTCTGCAAACGCTTTGCGTGCGTGGTCGTGATACGAGTCAGGAATCTGTGACAACACCTTGTTCATAGCAGGGGAATTGCAATAGAAGGTTGTATCCCGATACTTCAACGCACCGTCTTTACGAAACCCACGAACGATTATTCGGTCAAGATATACGCCTTCATTAGTCCCACTCTTGTCACCATAACCAGCATAAATAAGTGTTTCTAAACGGTACTTCTCAATGTTGTTAGTGCCATATAACTCTTTTCCAACAAGGATTTGTTCTGCTTCTGAAAGAGTCACATAACAATAAAAAGATATGTTGCTACTCTGTTGAATCTTTGTCTCTGTGTCTAGTGCTATTACTTGTGACATGGTGTTACTCCGTTTCCCATAGGTCTGTATCTTCTTTTACTTCTTCAATTAACTTCTCTGCATAGTGATTGCACACATCGTTGTACGAATCGTTGAAGCGTTCCCATAAGTATTCATCCTTGTCAATGGAATCAAAAATATCTTTGACAACTGAATCATTGACTATCTTGCTTGTGTCAATGAGGTTACCTTTATCATCTTCGTATTCCATTTCCTCAAACTTCACAACGATTTCTTCTTTAGTGATATAGGTAATCCATACTTCTTCGTCAGGACTCATTTCAGAAAATAGTGTGACGATTTCTTTTGCCTTCATGTTATTCCTTTCTTAGTTGTAACGCTTAGCGCAGATTGGGCCGATACCACCAGCCACACTTTTTAATACTGTGAGAGTGCGACCACAATGACAACACACACCTGTCTGTACGGAATACTTGATTGCCGTCTCTAGTGTGAGTCGGTCAGTAGGTACGAGTTGTTGCAGAATTGAATCTTCTTTAGTCTGAATTGGCTCACGAAGATACTTGCCGAAGTTCTTATCGTATGTCCACACTTGCCACTTCTTACTTTGATTGCCTTTGCGGATTGAATAGACAGTTCCATTAAGAAGATACGCACCGACATCTGTGATAGAGATTGGTACTTCTTTATCGGACTTGTATCGCAACTCGTTGATAAGTGCTGATACATCAGACTTGGGCAATTCTTCTAGCGTATGCACTTTGTTCTTTTGCAATAGTGCATTGAGTGTTGCTAGTGAGCCTTGCTTCTTTAGTATCAGGGCTTGTGCATAGGCAAGTTGTTTCTCTGTTGCTGAGAGA